TACTTAATTCTTAATACATCAAACAATATTACAGACAATAGAGCTTTGTCTATATCCGCAAGCGTTGAACGAAACGGTAGTACTGTTTTTGGTGTAGCAAACAATAGAAGTATTACAAAAATATCATCTTCAATAGCTGTTGCAAGTTTTTCATATATTCCACAGGACGGAGATACTGTATTTAAGCCTTTTATTCAAACAAAAGATACTACTGTTGCAAGTTCAGTAGAATATTTTGAATTATCTGATATATTCTATTTTGTTGCAGACATACCAGCAGGTATTCCAAATAAAACTACATATACCTTTACACAAGAAATTAAAGGTATAAAGGATTCAATAGATAATTTAAGTCAAGCTATTTCATCTCCAAATGTTACGGTTTTAACTGTAAAAAGAGATGGAACAGGGATGTTTGCAAGTCCTAAACTTGCAAATGATTCTATTATTGATTCGTCACCGTTGAAATGGTATCTTATTGATTTCGATGGGGTATATACAGAAATAGAGTGGACAATAAAACCTTTTACAATTGTAAGAGGAAGGGGAATTAGAAATTCTTGGTTAAAAGGTGAATTACCTGATAATGCGACTGATGCTCAAATAACCAATAGTTCAACAATTTGGTTGAAAAAAACAAGCTACTTGGAAAACTGTAAAGTTACAGCTAAAAATATGAGATACGCTGTACACAGTGAAGAAGGAGGTGCTAATAGAGACCAAGTTCATAATGTATTTATGTGTTATACAGAACACTACGGAAATCAAGGTGCGAAAGATTGGCGTAATGCTAATCCTTTATCGGGTATGCTTGCAAACACCGTTTGGAACTCTGATAGACCGTGGGGCTATGGAGCTGCAAGTGGATTAATTGAAAATTATACAGATTGTACATTTGTAGCTAACAAGAAAGAAGCTTATTATGTACATAATAATAAGGATTTTACGAAACCAAACCGTAACTTTTTAAAAAACTGTACACTTTCAAGGCTTGTAACGTTTGGTCAAGTTGTAGTAGTTGAAAGTTTAGGGTCTGGGCAATCCGATAGTGTAGAAATAACAGATTGTAGTATTTCAAAAGGATTCATTAAGCATAACGATAATCCGTGGATTACAGAAGATACATCAAAACAATATGCTAATCACGCAGAGTACAGAGTAATTGTATCTAACAGTTCAAAAATTGGATACTTAGATGGAACAAGAGGAAGAGCTTTAAAAATTGAATCAAACTCAATTTTAGCAGGCTCAAAAATTTCTGTTAGCGGTACGGCTGTTCCTTTTATTTTTGGAGATGTTACTACTAAAAATGGAGGAGTAGGTTTAAAAGGTTATCAGTATGGTTACTGGGATATTTCAGGTATTTTAGTTGGGTTAAGTTCAAATATTTCAGTGGTAAATACATTAGGTAAGAGACTTGGTGATTGTAGTTCGGTAAACAAGACATTAACAGTTTTGATAGATGGAACAACTACTGTAAATATTGTATTTAATACTGATTTGACGGCGGTTTCAAATGCTACTATCCTTAATACAATTAACACTGCTTTAGGTTCAAATGCAATTGCAAGCGAGTATAATCCTGCTGAAGCTGAGTATTATCCACATTTTCCAGACAAAGAACAATTACTTACCAATACAGGTACATTAGGAATACCACGCTTCTCAGCCGTAACATACAATGCAGACAGCTTGAGTATTAAGCTTGCTACAAGTACAGATACGGTCATAGGATTTACATTAGAGCCTATCAATGTCGGAGAATATGGAAGAGTTTTGTTTAGCGGTATATTATCAAAAGCTCAATTAGGTATTTCTAATGTAGTAAATTTTGGTAGTACCTATGTGGTTGACCCTGCGAATGCAGGAAAACTAATTGCAGGAAATTCCAACATAGTGGCTAAGGCTATTGCAACAGATTGGGTAGAGTTTTAAAATTCATTATACAACATGAAAAATATTATTTTAATAGGCTTATTAAGCATTACGCTTTTAGGCTGCATGACAGAAAAAAAACAAAGACACATAGCAGAGGATTATTATCGTTTGCATCAAGAGGAACTTGCTTTAAAATGTGCTGAAAAATATCCAGTTCGGCAAAGTTTTGTTCAAGGTATTACAATCAAAAGGATTGATAGTACTTTCCAAAAAGGAATTGTTTTGAATTGTCCGCCTGTTTTTGATTCGATTACAAGAACTGTAAACACTCCCAAAATTGTTTGTCCTGATGTTAAAATCATCAAAGAAACTACTGAAAGGGTTGATACTGTGAAAGAAGAAGATACGGCAAGGATTGATGCTTTACAGCTTGAAAATAATCGTCTAAAAGTTAGAAATGGTATCACTGAGAAAATGGCAAAGGATAGATTGAAATTACTGTTATTGTTTTTAGTGATTTCAGCTTTGTTAATTTGGATGCGAATAAAGAAGATTTGAAAAAAAGTTCGGCAAGTAATTGTCGAACTTTTTTTTGTAAGTGTCTGTTTCATACCATAATATCTAATCATAAATCCTATGGCATATCAAGGCGAATTTCACGAAAAACAAATAGAATATATAATGAGCATTTATGAGGAATGGAAATCTCGTAATTCTGACCGTCCTGATACTTATTTTGTTAGGGTGGTTCTGCGTGACCGTGGTCATTTTATGAGCTATCAGGGTTTTATGAATGGATATAAATCAAAATTTTACGGTAAAAGGAATAAGCCCAAAGATAGAAAACAATTAAGTTTGTTCGCATAAAAAAAGCCTCTGACATATCAGAGGCTTTTTTTATGTTAAACGTTGACTAAAGCAAGTGTATAAGTAATTACCCATACTTTTATGCCATCATCCCGTTTTTGTTTTCGGTAAGACTTTCTTATTAATTTTCCTTTGAAGAATGGAATCCAACCGTGCAGAGCTTTGTTGATTTCTTCCTTAAAATCAAAGATTTCTAAAGCTTTGTCTTTTTGGTTTTGCGGAGCTTTAGCAGAGCTATTTGTTAGTTTTAAGTCTGCCAATGTAATTACGATTGTTGCAACTCCTTGTTGTGTTGTTAGTCCTAAATCTTCAAAATCAGAGCTTATACAGTCTATTAATGCACACGGAAAAGCAACGGGGGGATGTTCGTTGTAATAATCTAATTGTCCTTCGTCAAAATCAATAAATTTTAAGAATTTACATTGTGTATTTAAACGTTCTTGTATGTTTAACAAAATCTGTTTCATTACTTCTTTTGTTTTAATTGTTGCTTAATTAAATGATTCAATTCGTCCAAGTTTCGGTCAATCGCATGATTAACGATTTTGTCTTGTTCGGGATGATGTCCTAAGAATTGTCGTTTAATAATCGTTATTTCTTCGCCAATTGGTTTTAGAGCCATTGCTTTGTAAAAACGTGCATCATCGCTTAAATCCCTATTCTTTTTAGTTTTAAGGGCTTGTTTTGTTTTTATACTGTATTGTATTCCGCCCGTGGATTGCTTGTACAGATACCAGAAATATGCTTTCATTTTAGCCGTTACTTTTATCTTGCCGCCTTCGTTGTGAAGTCGAGCATAAGCCAACGAACTTGAAAAACGTATTACATTATCAACTAAACTTGCTTTGATACTTCTACGTAATTTGCCCGAACGTAACATTAGAGAACCCCTTCTATTATTTCGCTTTGTGTCCGCCCATTTTTCAGAAAAAAAACCTTTGCGTTCAAAGTTTTTATCGAACTCCTCCATCAATTCAGTTTTGATGTCGTTGAGGGTATTATGTAAGAAGGTTTCTAACATTATTTAATTTGAGCTAATACTAAGTTTGCATCCTGTACCTTTCGATAGGGATGATGTGGCGGAAATATCACCTTGTCTTTACCAGCGTTGAATCTGAAAATCTCTAACCTGTTTACGCCATTTTTGCCGATTTGGGTAGTGGCTTTTTCAAGTAATGAATTTGATTCTGTTGATTCTGAAAGTGAAAATTTGCTTTTAAGCACTTCAATTGCTCTACATCTACAACGCCAAGCAATTGGAGGCATTCCCCAATTCCAAAACGGGTCATTAACATCTAATGTAATACCGTTTAGTTTTTGATGTGAAACCCTTACTTTTTCGTCACCAGAAGTTCTAAATTGTAAATTGTACCTACCTTCATTTTGTACAATATCAGCCCATTGAGCAGCACTTTGAGCAGTGCCAACGGCAAACTCGTACTCTGCTTCAAGATAGTTTTTATTATAAGCCTCATTGATTGTCTTATAACGCTGTTCAAATTGTTGAAAAGTGCGAACATTACCGTTTTCATCAATTAGATTTTGTGAAGCTTCTGAAAGTTGAGCGTGTGTCTTTAGGGCTGAAAAAATGAAAATATCTTGCTGTAATGCTTTCAGCATTTCGGCAGGTACTTGATTGTCTGCAATGCCTTCAATAAAAGCTAAATTAAACTTGTTATTAATGGCACTTAAAAGGCTTTTAAATTCCTTTGTAGAAAAGAGTTTCTTAACGTCATAGCCTTGCTTAAATACCTTTTTAAAAGCCTTTTCAGCAATGTTCAATAGAACGTTATCACTTGCTTTTTCAAGCGTTTGATATTTACCAGAACAGTCTGGACAATCGCAAGTGTAGAGGTAATCTAATCGTGTGTGTAAACCTTTAAACATTGCCCTGCTATTTTTAGCAGGGCTTAAACGAAAAAA